CTTAGCTTGAGGCTGTTTTGATTTCAATGTATTAGCAGCACCTCGTTGCACGATAGAAACAGGAGTATTTTTCTTTTTCTTTCCTTTTTTCTTTCTTTTTGGTGTTTGTTTTGGTTTGATGTTATTCATAACTAAAACGAGTTTTTTCAATGTTGTCTTCACTGGCGACGTGCCTTACCCATTGACCTCCTACAATGAAATGGGTCCTAAAAGAGACGTGATCGTCTCTTTTTAAAAAAATATTGGAGCTATCAGTTATAGTCCCTCCTGTTCATAATATGAACAAGAGGTGAAGTGATTAATTTAAAAGGTTCTTTTGGATAAATTTTTTCAAATTCGAGAAAATCTTCAGGAGAAACTGAATAAAATTCAGCCAACTCTTGGAGAGTTAGTTCTTCATCTAAAAAAGGTTTATCTTCTAACGTTGCATTGATAATTAAATTATTCACTTTTTGACATTGTTTCTCTTTCTTGAAATTTTGAACAAAAGTTCTTAAAATAGGAACTTTAAGGAAGAAATCCCAAGAATGTGCTAAATCGTTCAAAAACCGATCAACACCTTGTCTATAAGGAACTTTATAAAGATGAGAAGGATTTCTCAAAGATTTCCCAATTTTAATAATTCGAGAAGGAAGGGGTGCCCAATAACGATCATAATGAGGATCTATCACTGCGTACCACCTACCTTTCAAAAAAGAACATTGAGAAATGTGATCAAAACTTCTTAATTTTATTTGAAAACCTAAATCAGCCATAGCATCTTCACAAAAGGAGACGAAATTTTTGAAATGAGGTTGTTTCCATTTCTTAAAGACTTTGAACCAAGCCAAGACCGTAACTATTGAATTTCCTAAACAAGTATCAGTTCCCCCAGTATGACGCAGGGGTCTATCTTGCATGTACAAAGACCAATGAAAAGTTTCCTTAAATTTGGTGTACAAACAAGCTTCAGAAACTTGTTTAAGAATTTTAATATACTGATGTCCTACGCCTAATTGATGTAGGATATTATATTCTTCAGTCAATGGACCGTGGGATTGACTAGCGTCATAAGCACTCATATCTCCCTCAAAATAATAAAATTTTCCATTTATATAAGCAATGACAAGTGAATCATCACCTAAAACAATTATATAAATGTCACCTTCAATAGCATTCTTATGGACATGAAAAAGCCAATCAGAAAGTTCTTTATCCGTAAATCCACAAGCATAAGTTGGATGAAACATAAAAGGGCCAACAGAATAATTATTAAGATTATTTGAAATTGACCATAATTTTTTCAAACGGTTATCTGCTTCATAAATTACAGGACCTAAGAAAGCCTGAACATAAGGATGCACATTAAAAATGGGGCGAGGTATCAAGACAAGTTTATTCTCTTTGAGTTTGGTTAACATTTCGTCTCCCTTTGCAAAGATTTCTACTTTTCTAGCGTACTTTTGAACTAGAGCAAGACCACATTCATCGACCTTCGCTAAAGCTCCAATATATTTTTTCCTCTTCTTTGAATCAAAATGATTTAACCAAGGTTCTATCCACTCTAATCTATCAATATCGGGGAGAAGAAGAACACCTTTATTCAAAGTGAACTTAATTTTTCTCCAGGATAATTCCTGCTCATCAGGAAACATTGGTGGCATTTTCATTAACCTATTGTGATAGACACTTCTTAAAACATGAAGAGTTTTGTTTGGAACTTTACCAAAAACTGATGTCGGTAAAAACCAATAAAAGTATTTTGGTTTGGAAGCAACCAATTCTTCATTTTTTGAAGGAACCGTGGTATCCATCCTAGGGTAATAATCAATGTCACCAATATAACCATAATCTGAACAAGGAGTGACAGATTGGGACTCCGAAAAACTTTCAACTGAATTACTAGTTGGGAGAATTTCAACCGGA